CCGGCCGCCAGCTGGATCAGCAGCGTCTCCTGGGTGATCTTGCCGGCCTGCTCCAGCTTGAACAGGGCCTCGATCTCGCCCGGTTGCAGTCGTGCCGACACAAAGTCCCGGTCGACCATAGAGCTCCCACCGTCCTGGCCCAGGTAGAGGCCATGGAGGCGCAGGCAGTTGTCGATCAGATCCTGCAGCGACTGCGCCACCCTCATCAATGGCGCATCCCCTTGGCTCCGGTCGATCGCCTTGGCCACGCCTGACTCCTGGAAGCCCTGCTGGCCCAGGATCGCGGCGACACCTAGCTGGTTGATCTGCCGTTCGATCTCCTCCAGGTGCTTGAACTGGTACTGGTAGCTGTTGCCTGCAGGTTCGACGTACTCCAGCCGTGCATCAACCGGCAGCACCGTGGCCGACTCTGGCCCGCCTTCGATCTCCTCCACCGAGGCCGGCACGCCATAACCCACGAGGCGCGGCACCGCGGCCAAATGGAGCTGGTTGGATAGGTCGCTGCTGCGCTGGTATGCCTGCAGGTTGAGCCATGCGATCTCCTCCAGTGCCGGCTGGGACTGGTAGAGGCCAGTGCGGCGAGCATAGCCGACCGCGAATGGGATTTCGTCCAGTGTTGTGGTGCCCTCGGCCACTAGGTCGAATGAGGTGCCCTTGCTTGATTGCTTCCGGTACACCCGCCACCGGCCGGGCTCCAAGACGCGGACCTGATCGACGATCTCCTCACCGAACTCGCCATAGGGCACCGTCAGGCGCTCGAATAGCCGGAGCTGCGTGAGACGTTGAGTGCCGCCGATGGTCTCATGGCGCCATCCGATGATGTCCCGGGGGCTGTAGGCGACCCAGTAGGGCCGACGATCACCTGCCGGCCGCGGCTGGCCGCCAGCGGTTGCCAGGTCGTCCTCATCGGTCGGGAAGTCGACCAATACCCCGACGTGGCCATAACGCAGCATCGTGACCGCAAGATGGCCGGCGAACACCTGCAGGTTGTTGCCTTGCGAGTCAATGTCGTAGAGGTGCTCAAGCATCACCTCCGGCGTACCGTCGAGCCTGACTTCCTTCCGCACCAGCATCCCTGCTAGGCGCTGCTCCATCCCGTCGTAATAGGGCGGCAGGACGGAGAGCGATAGACGCCGCTGGTAGGCCTCGGCTGATTCCTTCTCCTCTGCGGGCAGGTATTCGATGCCAGTGGCACGAATGGCGAGGGTGCCACCGACGAGGGTTTCAGGCAACCGCCAGCGCGGCTCCATCTGCTGCCATGCGATGCAAGGCTGCTCAACGTTGAGCTGGTTGGTGCCCTGCGTCTGCAGCAGGGGACCGGAGATGGTGCCGCGAGGCGGAAGGTACTGGGCCATGGCCTAGGTTGCCGGGCTACTCCTCATCCATCAGGTCGAACAGCACCGCTTGGCCTGAATCCTGTTCAGGCTCACGGGCCACCTCAAGATTACGGACCGCCTGCCGGTAGTAGCTGGGCTTCAGCTCGATGCCGACCCCACGCCTTCCGGCCTTGACTGCCCCGTAGACCTCGCTGCCGACGCCCATAAAGGGGGTGAGGACGGTTTCGCCTGGGTTGCTCCACATGATTACGGCACGATCAACCACATCCAGCTGCAGAGGATGGACGTGCTTTTCGTCTTCGCCATCCTTGGCACTGCGGAACTGCAGAACGTTATCAATCCTGATGTCATCCCATACACTGGAGGCATACTGGCGCCAGATCCACTGGCTGTATTGATTCTTTTTCTGATCTCCATTCATGCCTCGAAAACCATTGAGATCAGCCGGGACGTTGCGTTCGCCGCTGTAATGCATCAGTCCAACCTCATGCACTACCGGCACCGGGTTTTCACCTTTGCGACGGAACATCAGCAGGTAATCAGCGTTGGCGATGCTGTTGCGGGTTGAGTCCTCACACAACGTCTTATGGTGCAGGCTCTTCATCATGGTGCGATTACGAACCATCAGTGGTTCTTTCCAGATCACCCGCCGACCGCCATAGGCAAACCCTCGGGCTTCATGCTCTTGGATGATCCGACCTGGCAAGTCGAACATGGCATCGCATCCAGCATTGCTGAGAGGAATGTCCATGCAATGGACTGCTGAAATCCGCCCTGGCATGGTGATGCGGGAGATTTCGTCAACGCAGAATCCATAGTGAGCGAAAAACTCATCGTAGTTCAGGCAGTTAGACATGTCGCGGTCATCACTGCTGTACTGATACAGGCCGGCGAACGGCGGAGAGTAGACCGTGAGATGCACTGATGCGTCAGGCAGTTGTTGCATCACCTCAATGCAGTCGCCGTTGTAGATGGCGAAGTTGTCGGTGATGAGCTGATCTTTCACAGCCATTGTGGGATCCTCGGGGTGGTGGTGTAGTGGTTGGTGCGTTTGATCGTGGTGGCGCTGTTCATCTGTGCCACCAGTTCCTCAAACATAACAGAAGCGCGTTCCGCTTTGCTGCGCATGTTGGCCAGCACTCTGGCCTCGCCTTCTGTGGCAATTACATCAAGCTGAACGGTGCCTCGCTGGCCGAATCGCCAGCAGCGGCGGACGGATTGGTAGTACTGCTCGTAGCTGTGGCTGGCAAACGTTACCACATGGGCGCAGTGCTGCCAGTTCAAGCCCCATGCGCCAATCTTTGGCTTAATCACCAGCACCCGCTGATCGCCGGCAGCGAAGGATTCGTAGAGTTCTACTTTTCGATCATCTGGTGTGCGACCGGCAACCTGGGCGGCATCGGGAATGAGCTGCTCCAGTAGATCCCCCTCGGCGTTGGTGTGGCACCAGATCACCGCAGGACGATCATGGTCTACCAGTTGCGCTGCAAACTCACACCGCTCCTGAATGGTTCGCTTGCGCTCTTCGCGCTCCTCCGCAAGACCAAACGCCGGCATTGAAAACAGCATCCCGTCTGGCGGTGTAGCAGGCGCAATAATGTGATCACGCTCCAGGAGTGGCGGCAAGATGAATCCGTCGTTGGGGTAGCCGATATCAGACGGCATTCGACAAGCCCTAGCCCAACTGGCGACCCAGCGCCAGAAGTGCTCACGGGCATGATGCTTAAGGCGCCACTGGCCGATGGTCTGCGACACCCGAAAAGCAAGCTTCTTGTAGTAGTTGGCATTGGTGCTGATCATTGCCTCTGCTGACTGCTGCAGTCGCTCTTCGCGTTTCTGCCCTTTGTCGTCGAGCTGAGCGAAGAATCGACGGAGCATGTCGCTGTAGCTCAACTCTCCTAACGCTTCTGACGAATTGCCAAGCTCTGTGTAATCATTTGGCGCAGCTGTTGCGGTACAGAGTAGCCGATAAGGCATTTTTGCCATGAAACGCGTAATGGCTTTCCTGGTAGAGCCGCTAAAGGACTTAAGAATGCTTGACTCGTCGCAGACCACTGCCCCAAAGTCGTTCGGGTTAAATAAATGAAGCCTGTCATAATTGGTGATGACAATACGGCCAGCCACGGCCCCGTCACTTGATCGATGGCATTCGATGCCGAACTTTTCGCCCTCGCGGACGGTCTGAGCTGCAACCGCAAGGGGCGTCAGGATCAGCCCCGGCTTACCGGTATGACGGGCCACGTTTTCGGCCCAGGTGAGCTGCATCGCGGTTTTGCCCAGGCCGCAATCAGCGAAGATCGCGGCCCGGCCCTTTCGGACGGCCCACTGGACTAAGGCCTGCTGAAAGTCAAACAGTTGCGGCGGCATGAAGACGGGATCAAACCCGTGATCAGCGCCGGTGTGGAGCTTGCGCTCTAGGAACTCGGCGTAGGTGGTGGCCATGGTGGATGGTGGTACGTTGTCACTCTAAGGCATACGGTTCACCTGCGCCGCTGCTGGAGGGCGGCCAGGTCCAGCGCAGCACGCCACGACTCATAGTCGCCGTAGCGGCTGCTCGGGCTCCACGGTTGCCGCCAACGCTTCAACGCGCAGTCGGCGATATTGTCCCAGTCGAGGGGGGTCATGCTGCCCTCCGGTTGCGTTGGACCCAGCGGGTCAGACGCACGGCGACCACCAGGGGCCACAGGGCCCCAGCGATCAATGCCGCGGTCCATTCCTTCCACCCGCATTCGTGGGGCCGCACGACAGCCGCCGCGGTGAAGGCTGCCGCCCAGCAGTAGAGCTCAAGCATTGGGGGCCTCGGGTTGGGGGATGGAGTCGACTTGCTCCCAGCCGCACCAGTCGCGCATCGGCGACCGAGCCCACACAGTGCCGTCGTTACAGGCGGCGTACATGTTGTCATAGGCGGCGCACATCGCCGTCACCACGCGGGTCGGGGCCGGCGCAGGCGGCGGGGTGGGCTGGGCGGCTCTGGCGGCAGCGTTGCGGCTCCACCACGGCTGGCCGGGAACGATCAAGGTGTAATGGGCAAAGTCGCCGTTTTCCGGATCTTGAAACCGACCCGTCTTGATGATCTTCACATCGCCATCCGCATCCGCATCCGCCGCCGTCGGCAGGCGGTCGGTGATCCATTCGGCCATGGTGCATTGGTGAACGCCCAAGCACCATAGCACCGCAGGCCCACCCCAGCCCACCTAGTACACCCTTCGCATTCCTCGCACCACACGCCCCGCACTGCCACGCTCCACGGCATACCGGCGGTGCACCACATAGCCCAACGCATCGGCCATATGGTCGTGGCCGGTAGCCTTGTCGGGCAGCCCCTTGTCGTCGTATGCCTGCAGTTCCAGGCTCTCGATCGTCTTTCGGCACCTCGGATGAATCCAGAGGCGGGTCTGGCCGTGGCCGTTCTCTAGCAGTGCCTGCACGGCCGCGACGCGATCCCGGATCGGTGGGTTCGCCGCGGGTGACTGGTTGCTGATCCCGTAGCTCTGCAGGATCGCCACATCCGACCGGCTGGAATTGGTCGAGCGGTTCGCGCCTGACGCGTCAGGATGGCCGAGGATCTGTGCCCGTGGGTAGCGGCTGCGGATCTCCTGCCCCATGGCATCGGTGTCATGAGCACCGGCGATCTCATCCCAGACCCACAGCTGCCCTTTGCGCTCGACTGCCAACACGGCATTGCAGTTGCCGACGTTGAAGTCGCAACCCATCAGCAGGGCCTCATCGTCCAGGTCCGGTTCGTCGAATGCGACGACGTGCAGGTCCCGCCGGAAGCGGTCGTAGACCATCCCAGCGGTGAGGTTGACGAACTCACCGTCGAGGTAGGCCCGCAGCAGGTTCGGGTCGTAGTTGGCCTGCAGACGCTCGATGAAGTCCGGCGGCAGATGTGGGTTATCGGTCGTGCGCATCCGCACCAGGCGACGATCGGCCCGACCGTCTGCCTCATCTGAGGCAAACGTCTTCCACATCCACCGGAAGCCCTCCGGTGTCGAGGCTGCGGCAAACTGCCGGACGTTACCGGCCCGCAGGCGGCCGAGAATCTTCGGGAAGGCCCGTGCGGCAATCGAGGGGGCGACGGTGTCGATCTCATCGGCCAGCACCCACGCGAGGTTCAGGCCAATGATCCGGGTCCAATTTTCAAACGACCGGCACAGGATCTTGGTTGCTCCCCCCGGCAGCATCAGCACGTATTCCGGCAGGGGTGATGACCGGAAGGTGTAGGGGATGCCGTAGGACTCCAGGAAGCTGTCAAACTCCGGCAGCCAGATGTCTCGGATCAGCGGCCCTGTGGGCTCCA